CTGCTATGCCTGGTAACAAAAAAGATGCCGAAAAACCAGAAGAAAAAGGCACAGCGTTTGACACAGAGAAGGACAAAGAAAAAAGCGGACCAGGTAATCGCAAGGTTGGTGACATTGTTCAATTTGGCGCTAAAGGCTCTCCAAGTAATGCTCAATGGACCGGTGAAGCTGGCAAAGAATGGGAATTAATAGGTGGCGCTCTCTTTGACAGAATGATTGATGATCCATCAACAGATCGAGTGAATAACATACAGCGCGATACATCAAGAAAAGTGCATAGGTTGTTTATTGACAAGGATAGTGCTAAAAAATTATTCATCTTGGAAAGCAGAAGGCTTGCTCCAGGTAAGCAATTTGCCGTGTTTGAAGCAATTCAGTATATCTATGAAAATCCAGCAGTACTAACTCAGATTCAAACCAGTGCCAGCAAGTTGTTACAAAAGCTTGCAGTCAAAGGTGGCAATATTACCAATAAGGTGACAGCAGATAAACTTAGACAAGCTTGGGAAAAAGCTGGCAGTCCAATGGACAGTGAAGATTTATATGAATTGCTGATTGGACAAGGGGTTGATTCAAAAATAGTGGCAAAAACATACGAAGTTTTAGGTCACCCGGCACCGACACAGAATGTCAAACGAGTCAGTCCACCAAAGAAGGATGACACAAAGTCCGGCGAGGAAACACCAGCTGACACAACAAAGCCAGCTGACACAACAAAGCCAGCTGACACACCAGCACCAACGCCTACAACAGAACCTACGGCTCCTACGGCTCCTACAGCACCTACAGAGGCTCCACCAACAGGAGATACTCCTTCTGCGCCAACTACAAGTGAGCCCCCGATCTTAGACATTAACAAGCTATCGGGTTATGTAAAAGCATTTAAAGACAAAGGTGGCGTGGTTCCAGATGACATTAAGGCCAGATTGCAAGCTTTTATTTCCAAGGCTGAAGCAACACCAGCGCCAGCACCAACAGAAAGCCTACAAGTCAGCAAAAAATCTTTGACAGAAGCTGTTGCTCGTGGCCGTCAACAGGTAATGCTCACAGAAGCAAAGGCTCGTATTGACCATCCAGAAGATCTAGTGTTTGAAGAAGGTTCAGCTGGTGCCCGTCGTGCATTAGAGGCCATTGTTCATACTGCCAGCAATCCAAGTACAGCCACAGTCAAGTGGGACGGAACTCCTGCTATTATATTTGGTAGAGATGATCAGGGATTTATTCTAACCGATAAGTCAGGATTTGGCGCTAAGAAATATGACGGTATGGCTCGTAGCAGTACAATGTTTAGAGATATGTTATATAATCGCAAGCCTGACGAACCAGGTAGACTTGAGTATTCTACACAGTTGGCCAAACTATTTCCTATGTTGGAAAAGATGGTACCAGTTAAATTCCGTGGATTTATTCAAGGCGATGTGATGTGGATGAACCCGCTGGAAGAACACAACGGCGTATTTGAGATTCAACCTCTCAAGGTAAAGTACACCATTGATGCCAGCAGTGACCTAGGTAAGAAGATTAAAAAGAGTCAAGCTGGTATTGTGGTACACAGCTACTTCTCTGATAAAACCGAAGAAGAGCCTAGAGCAATGTCTCCTGCAGAAATTGAATCATTGAAAACAAGTCCAGGCTTAATGGTACTGAGTCCAGTGATGCAGGTGAGATCTGAGGCATTTGAATTGCCCAAGGCTGACATTGAAAAAGTACAACAGTTTATTCAATCTAAAGGTCCAGCCATTGATCGCTTGCTGGATAACATGACTGTTAGCTCATTGAAGATTTCTAACCTACCAGATATTTTCAAGAGCTTTTTGAATTTTAAAGCTTACCAAGGCAAGGATGGATTTGTTCAACAAGAATTCCTCAACTGGCTAAACAGTCCAGACAGTAAGCTAACAGCCAACAAGCTACAGAATGTCATGGCACATTTAGAAAAGAACAAGGCTGGCTTTGATGCAGTATTCAAATTGGCCAATGCTTTGGTTAATTTAAAATATCTACTCAAAACTCAGCTAGATGCTCATGCAAGCCAGAACAATTCTGTTTTGGCAACAGTAAAGGGTCAACCAGGTCACGAAGGCTTTGTAGCAGATACACCGCACGGTAAAATTAAATTAGTTAATCGTCCTGTGTTTATGAAAAAGTAAAGGTGTATGATGGAAAACGAACAAGACAATAGTTTTAGTTTTATTAGAGAAAATTGCAACGAAAGCAAGATGTTTCGTAACAATAATCTTTCTCAAATGACTTTGCGTGATACCGCTGACAGCGTGTTCCTTAACATGCTGACATTGTACATGCTCAGTTCAGAATTTGAAACTCGTCCCTTTGCCCAGGATTATGCCAAAAGAACATTGATGTTTGGAAATTTTGCATTGCCTAGAGTTGGCGGAACAGATCTATATCAAGGATTGCATATTCTTTTAAATCCCAATGGTGCCACTGCTGAAAAGCTCAAAGCCGCAGAACAAAATAAAGCATTGGCTGCTCAACTCAAAACCAACAGCAAGTTAGTAAGATTGTTTCTCAAAGGCATTGCTGATGGCACACTAGAACGAGTTGCCGCCATCCGCATCATGTATAGACTCGAAGGACAAATGGCCATTGACATCAGCAATTACAAGAGTCTGCGTAGACTCATGACAGACTGGGAAAATCAAACCACATATCAAAAACAGATGTGTGTAACCAGACTGCTTCAATATTATAGAATCCGAGGTCGTCGTAGCGAACTATTGCCAGTGTTAGAAGCACTAGCTCGCAACAAAGGACTAGAGTTAACAGATGTATCTAATGCCGAACTAGCAGCCATTGGCGCTGGTGGCATTGTAGGCTCTAGATCCGGCAACGGATTTCTTTCAACCATAGCTAAAGTAGCAGCCGGTGCCGCAATTGGAGCGGCACTAGGACATGCCATATTTAAAACAGATAGTTCCAAATGACAGATAAAAAGTCTTACATGCTCCCAGGTATGCATCTCGGAGCCGACCCAGAATTTTTCACTGCTTGGACGCTCTATGACATCAGTCCAACCAGTCCAGAAAACCTTACGCGGCTAATGACCATCATAGCCAACAGGGGACAACCGTTGCTTGCTGGTATTGAAATTATCGAATCACAAGATTTAACAGATGGATATTTTGGCACGGAATACAATGGAGTTCACAGAGTCTGCTGTTTAAAATGGATTGCCAGTGGCATTGGACAAATGTCCGAGGAAACTCTGGCGCAAGATGCTGAGGGCATAGTAATGCAACTTAGCAAACACGATACTGTCAAATTACCTGGGAAGATTGTCACATCAGGATCGCACACCAACACCTTTTTTATCAGACATGATTCTTTTTAATTTGGCTAAATATACGATAAATTTAACATCCGTTATAACAACTCACCCTGGCTCCCAATTTGAACTAAACAATACACTCAAAGCACGATGCTTTGCTGTGTAATTTTACATTGGAAATAACGGAGTTTACCAGGGTATGGCCGCTACGAAAATAACGGAAAGTACCAGTCTTGAAATGCACGTTGAACTGTGTGCAGAAAGGTACAATCGCTTAGAAGAAAAGTTTGAGCTAGTTGAAACTCGGCTTGATAATCTTCACCAAGATTTTAATACATTTAAGGCTGAAAATTCCAAAAACATGGCCGATATCAAGTCTATGCTGACTAATGCAAAAGACGAAAAGTTCAAAGTAATGGTAACTGTAGCTGGTACAGTAATTGTTAGCTTGATTGGCTTGCTTGGTTACCTTCTAACACATTTGTCAAAATGAAAATAGTAGTAGAAGCTAAAATTGTATGGGCTCGCAAGGGCAAAAAAATAGCTAGAAAAGTGCGTTGTACTTCTGGGCGACGCAAGGGCAGAGTTGTAAGTGCTGCCAGCAGTTGTAGTAAAAAGGTTGACATTAAAAAGAGAATGCAGTTTAAGCGTACCAAAGCTAGAATGCGCGGTCGTATTATTATGAAAACTAGAAGAACAAAAAAGTTCAACCCTTTGAGCAAAAGAGTAACCAGATTAAACAAAAAAAGACGCTAAATAGATTACTGGAGAACACAATGAAATTTAACGATATTACATCAACCAATTCGGCCCAGGCAGCAAAAAGGGCTCTGCGTAAGGAGAGCATTGAAGTAGCTGATCTAGGTGGCCGTCGCTTGCGCGAAGAACTTCAGCGTGTCAACGAAGAAATTGACACACTGGCCAGTAAGGGCGGTGAAGCCTATACTAGAGCAATTCTTCATAGAGAAATCTACGAAGACATGGCCAAAGTTGATGCTGTAATCTTTGAAGCTGATCTAGATGAAGAAAACATCGAGCAAGCAGAAGTTGTTATCGCTGCTCGCGCAATGAATAACGAATTCCAATCAATGATTGAAGATGTTGCTGACATGCTAGGCAGCGACATGATTACTTTAGTAGATCAAATCAAAGCTCGCTTTGGTGATGCCGCAGGCGAACAATATGCACAAACAGTTAAGACTGCATTAGAAGGTGCTATTGATACTTTAACACAAACCAAAGACAGCTTGGATGGCGCTATTTCTGGATTGACCGGACCAGTACCAGCAGCCGAGCCAGCGGCGCCAGCCGATGCAACAGCGGCTCCTATCTTCCCAAGTAGTAGTGGCCCAGAAGCTGAAGCCACTGGTCGGGAGATCAAGAGTGACGCTGTCTGAACTAGTCAAAGCTGATCAGGGTTTTGCTAATGCTGTAAAGATGCTGATCATTCGTGGTCAGAATCAAAAGCAGGAAAAAATTCTGATGAAAGACATGATTGCTTCGCTGAATAAAATGGGTTTCAGTGCAGGCGGTCAGGTCAATGCTATTCGAGAACTAGTAGCTACATTCAAAGCAAAAAACGACAAGTTGATTGCTGATGTAAACAATGATCAAATTACATTAACAACAGTACCATCTGCTGATACACCCGACCAAGCCGAACAAAATAAAATTGAAATTAGCAAAGATGCTACAGCAGCCGCAATGAAGGAACTAGGACTATGAGCAGACTAATGCTAACAGCCGGCGAAGCACGAACCAAAGCCTTGCAGGATCTTATAGTTCTGCGTGAAGTTCGAGACCTAGAAGAATTTATCCTAATAGAATCAGCTGCCGGCGGATATCAAGTTATTGTGTCTACCACAACAACCATGGCAAAAAATGCAGCCGACACCGGCTATGCCCTGGCTGCTGAATATTACGATACTTGGGTTGGTGCCAGTGATGACCGCGGCAAAGCTCTGCAAATGAGCAAGGTTGTGCAATACTTTACTGACCTTGGTTATACTGTTGATCGTCAAACCAACTCAACTACCCAGACCACATTTCAGTGGGTCATTTCTTGGTAATAGATAGTCATTGACTTTTATAGTAGCTGTTGCTATAATAAGTGACAATGACAACTTATAATCCCAAATTTCATTATCAAAAATTAGCTAGATCCGAAGGAGCCACTAGGCTCTATACTACACCCAACGGAGACCGGCTTCCTTCTGTAACCACAATCCTAGACAAGACCAAGTCAGAAGAAAAGAAAGCCGCATTGGCCCAATGGCGGGCCAGAGTTGGTGAACAACAAGCGCAACAAATTACCACAGAAGCAGCCAATCGCGGCACTCGTATGCATAGCTACCTTGAACGCTATATCAAGGAAGGTGTAATGCCAGTCAAAGGAAGCAATCCATTTAGCTGGCCTAGTTATGTAATGGCCCAAGAAGTCATTGACAAGGGACTGGTCAATGTCAATGAAATTTGGGGCGTCGAAGTACCTTTGTATTTTCCAGGATTATATGCAGGTACAACCGACGGCGCAGGCATACACCTAAACGAAGAAGCCATCCTAGACTACAAACAAACCAACAAGCCCAAAAAGCGCGAGTGGATTGAGGACTATTTTATTCAACTCTGCGCCTATGCAGAAGCGCACAATGAGCTACATGGCACTTGCATTAAAAAAGGTGTTGTGCTAATGTGTGTTAAACCTGAGCTTGATCAGGATCACAATATTATTGGTAAACCAGAGTATCAAGAGTTTGTACTCGAAGGCGCAGAATTCAGACATTATTCTGATTTGTGGCTCAGGCGAGTCGAGCAATATTACAAATTAGTGTAAACGATATTAACTCGCTTGACGGTAAGAATAAATATCAACGTGGAAGCCCGCAACTTAGATCATTGGTTTGCTGATAGGCAAAGTCGTTTATTGGCCTGGAGAGAGTGGAGAGAAAGCTTGTCTACTTTCCGTGACAGCGAACTCTATAATGAAATCGCTCAATGGTGGAAATTTGTACCATTGGTTAATAAAACTTTTGACCCTTGGCGCATGGAAACATGGCCTAACCCATGGGATTTAGTTGCGAACGGAAGCTTTTGCCCTAGTGCCCAAGGCCTGGGCATTTTTTATTCTTTAGTGTTAGCTCGCATCGATTGCGAACTGATGCTAGCAATTGTTGACGGAAAAGCCAAACTATTAGTAATGTTACCAGACAAAAAAGTTTTAAATTACCTAGACGGCGAAGTAGTTGACATTGAAAAAACTGAGTTGCAAATTTTGAAGGTATGGGCTCCTAGCGATATGACTAGGCTAGTTAAACTGTAAAGATATTGCGTCACCGGCCTTGGTTAAGTAAGAAACTTACTACTCCAGGGAGAAACAACAATGGATCAATTGGCAGATATAATGAGCAAAAGTACAATTAATGTAATTAAAAGAGATGGTCGCAGAGAACCATTGGATATTAACAAAATTCATATCATGGTTGAAGAAGCCTGTGAAGGCTTAGCTGGAGTAAGTGTAAGTCAAATTGAAATGAATGCTGACCTACAGTTCAATGATGGCATCACAACAGCTGATATTCAAGAGATTCTTATTCGTAGCGCCAGCGATTTGATCAGTTTAGAAAAGCCCAACTATCAGTATGCGGCAGCTCGCCTCTTGCTCTACGGGCTACGCAAGGATGTGTTTGGACAGTTTGATTACATTCCTTTGTACGATCTGGTTAAGCAAAACATTGCCCGTGGCGTGTATGACGCTGAGCTGTTAACTCAATACACAGAAGCTGAATGGCGTCAGCTTGAT